TCCTTCTATTAATCCTGCCAACTTTCAAAATCAGAATCAACAGAAATAAAAACAACCAAATAAAAACAATATAATAATAAACTATTTATTATTATTATATGAAAGTATTGAGCATTGATGTCGGGATTAAAAATTTGGCTTTTTGCCTATTCGAAAAACAGGATGGAAATACCAATTTTATTATATCAAAATGGGACATTGCAAACGTTTCAGAAAAAGAGACTTTTAAATGTTGTGCTATTGACAAAAATATAGCATGTAATAAACCCGCTAAATATAAAAAAAATCTAGATTGCTTTTGTTTAAAACACTCGAAAAAACAAACGTTTCAAATTCCTGCAAAAGAATTACACCCGACATCTATTCAAAAACAAAAAATCCAATCCCTTTTAGAAATAGCAAAGAAATATGGTATTGTTCATGAAAAATCGCCAAAAAAAGCTGAATTAGTCACAATTATTAAACAATATGCATACAATAATTATTTTCAAGCAATTGAGTCTGTTAACGCAAGCAAAGTGGATTTAATTAATGTAGGATATAATATTAAAACCAAATTTGATAGTTTATTTTCTAATGAAGATACAATTGATTATGTTATTATTGAAAATCAAATTGGACCTATTGCAAATCGTATGAAAACATTACAAGGCATGATTGTTCAATATTTTATCATGACGCCCATCTTTGTAGAACATATAGAGTTTGTTTCTGCATCAAATAAACTTAAAGATTTCAATATACCAGACAAAACTAAATATAGTGAGAGAAAACAAATAGGCATTCAAAAATGTTTAGAAATAATTTCTTCAGACATTGCTTTTTCGACACATATCGCATATTTTAGCAAACATACCAAAAAAGATGATTTGTCTGATTCTTTTTTACAAGGCTTGTGGTTTATTAAAGATAGAAAATTGTGAATATATATTATATATATTTCCATTCGTATTACTTAAAATTATATGTTCTATTTAATGAATAATAATGGCTGATATAATTGAATTGTCGGATTTACATGAATTAGATTTTACTGGAAGAAATATTAGTTCCATGAAATCTGCAAATTTCGGCGGTGGTCTCGAATTGTTAATGAATGACAAAGTAAAGGAAAGTTCGCGACAACACGCCGACATTGATTTAGAAGACCTTAATAATTTAGAAAATGAATTAAATAATCTTGTGGAAGAAATCCCTACGGGCGGATTTAAAACCAAATCGGATTTGTTTAGCAACATCAACCTAGACGGTTCTAGTGATAACAAACATTCCGTTAAATTTAATGACATGGACCAACCTTCAATCGGAAAATCTACTTCTGAGACGGCAGCCGAAGCTAAAACCTGGGATGGATACGGCAAATTTAATAATATTCCGTTGAACCCCGATAAACCCGTTTCATCTCAGCCACAAATGAACAAGGATGAATTGTTGCGAGAGAAATTCAAGTTTCTTAGAAAGTTGGAGGCATTAGAAAAGAAAGGCATAGAGCTCTCTAAAAAATACAATATGGACTCTCCGCTTCAAGAAATGCAAGGGGAATATGAGACTATTGTTGAGGAAAAGGCCAAAAATAACTCTGTTAAATTTCAGGGTAACATGCTCATGGCGTGCATTAACGGTATCGAGTTTTTAAATGGAAGATTTGACCCGTTTGATATTAAGTTGGATGGATGGAGCGAACAAGTGAATGAAAATGTCACCGATTATGATGAAATATTCGGCGAATTATATGACAAATATAAATCCAAGGCCACAATGTCACCCGAGCTTAAATTACTATTTCAACTTGGTGGAAGTGCAATGATGGTTCATATGACGAATACCATGTTTAAGAGTGCAATGCCCGGTATGGATGATATATTACGACAAAACCCTGACCTTATGCGTTCATTTCAAAATGCTGCCGTTAATTCTATGTCGCAATCTAGTCCCGGATTTTCAGGGTTTATGTCTAATATGATGAACCCTGAGACTTCACAAGGTCAAGGACCACCGCCTCCGATGGCTACGCAAGGTCCTAATGCTGTACCAACACCTATCTCACGACCCGGAAATAACAATTTTGCAAAACGACCAGATTCAAATATGGGACGTAGTAATTTTGTAGATGACGGAATCAATATACGAGAAAATTCTGACAGAGTTGATTTGTCTAGACAATTTCGACCTGAAATGAAAGGACCTAGCGACATTACCGATATTTTATCTGGATTAAAGACCAAAAATATTAATATACAAGGTTCTCAACAACAACAAGACCAATCGAATACTAACGACAACAGCACAATTAGTATAAGTGATTTGAAATCGTTACAGGGTGATGGTAATATGCCTAAGAAAAGTCGACGACGTCAAAAGTCCGCTAGTAATACCGTAAGTCTCGATATTTAATAAAGTTGTTTTTTTGTTATATTTATTTTTGTTTTTATTTCATATAAATCATTGTTTTATATGAAAAATGTGTATAACCTTTACAAGACCTGTATATTTTTATAATTTTTTTCTATGCTAGAGAGAAAACTCATAAAAGGGGTTTCATTCTTTCCATATAACAACGAATCATGTATTATTTTTATATTACCTATCAAGCTCTGTTCATTAATATGAAGCCAAACTACAAATATTAAAAATAGACCACATGTAAAATGTACATCTTTCAACGTTATTCTCTCTTTTCTTAAATAATATAATGGCAATACCTTTATTATCGTATTTATTATTACAAAATAAAATATAGTCTTTACACTTGTTCCAAATAGCATCATCAATAGTAACATGATTGCATTATCCAACAATCCTAAAATTAGCGCTAATTTAGGACTATATTTTAGATATTTGCATGCATACAATATAAACCATGCATATATCCAGTAAGAAAATACCAAGTCCGCGCGCAAGGCTTTTGCCATATTGTAATAGAATTATATATTTATTTATTTTCTGCAATTAATTATTAAATATATCATATTATATATTTTAATTATGAAATGCCATAAAACAAATGGATGCCCAAAAAGTGGTATTAAAATACATGAAAGCAATAACAATTGTGAAAAAGGCTACGACGACGGACAATTTGATTTTTATAATAAAATCAAAAATCAAAATAAACACACAGGTGTTCGAATTGAAGCCAGCAAAAATGAATACAACCTTGACCCATTTAATGGGACTAACCCATTTAGCAATCCTGATGGCGAAAAAGAAATAAGCGTTACATATAACAAATCCGCTTATAATAAATTAGATTTGAATATTAACAATTATTCACAACCAGAATTATACGCATTGTTTGGAATACAGAACCAAACCTTAACTGAAGACATTATGAAAATTTCAAAAAAGACTGTTTTAAAAACACACCCTGACAAATCTGGTCTAGAATCCAAATATTTCATGTTTTTCTCTACTGCATATAAGCGGTTGTATAGTATCTATGAATTTCAAAATAAATCCGCCAAAAAAACCGAAAATAAAAGCGAATATTATGATTCTAATAATGAAATCGTATTGGAGAAAATGTTTGAAAAGGATAAATCACTTAAAGAACCCAATAATTTTAATAAATGGTTCAATGACCAGTTTGATAAACATAAATCGGATGACCAACCTGACGCTGGTTATGGTGACTGGTTAAAATCGAATGAAGACATTGTAGACATTGGCAACGTATCGCAAGCAAATATGGCATCGGAAATGGAAAAACGCAAAAAACAAGTACAGTCATTGACTACATACAATGGCGTTGATACACAATATGCAAATACATTTGGTGGGTCCGCGTTAATGGATTATAACAACAATTTTTCTTCTGGTAGTCTTTTTAGTAATGATGGCATGGGATATACTGACCTTAAACAAGCTTATGTAGAATCTGTTATTCCAGTAACAGCTGAAGATTATAACAATATGCCCAAGTTTAGAAATGTCGAAGAATATAAAAGACATCGAGATACGGTTGATACAAAACCATTAGATAAGGACATGTCTATGAAACAATTATATAAAGATAATAAAAATCAAGAAGAAGAAAGTGTTGCGTTGGCTTATTACTACGCTAAACAAGC